TTTAACATAGCTTTCTGCTCGTCAGTCATATCCTCAATCTTGTATTCCACATCATCAATTGTTACTGTCTGTTCTGTTTGTTTTTTAGACATATCTATTGCTCCTATTTATACAGCGATTGCTGCGGTTACTGCTGTCATATCTTGAGCATCCGTCCAGAAATCCTTAGCTAACATTAAAACTAAGTGTTCTTGATTACGAGACTTCATATCTGCCCAATCTTCTGCTGACATATCTTCTGGTTGTCCTGCGTTGATTAGGTCTACACTATCACCCATTGCTGAGTAATGTTGCGAAATTTCTTCTGTTGATGGTACTTCAATTGTTACTTCTGGCATAGTTTTCTCCTTTGTGTTATGCGTTTTCTAGAACTTCGATTCTTGCGATTGCTTCTTGTAACGAGGCTACTAATAGTGGTACTAGCTTACTTTCTTTAATCATTTAAATTTCTCCAAATATGAAATGGCGTTTGCCAATATAGTTATATCGTCTTTAGCACTACCGATGGCAACATTACAATGATGACACAATAAACCCCTAACAATACCAGTTGTATGACAATGGTCTACGCTTAGTCTACCGTATTTAGCACCGTGTCCTACTATTTTATCAGTCTTACAAATAGCACACTTACCACCTTGTTCTTCAAACATCTGGTCATATTGTTGTAGATTAATACCAAACTTACGTTGATAGATTTTATCTCTAACCTTACCATCAGCCCAATCCTCGTTTGCTTTAGCATTGCGACAAGGTCTACAGTGTGACACATACCCCCAATTACCACTATCAAACTGTCGTCTAATAAAGTCAGTAACGGGCAGTGTTGTCTTACACTTAGAGCATTGCTTTGTATCTACAACTTCCATATTAAGCGTTTTCTAACTCTGTAACACGAGCAGTTAATTGCTCAATCAAAGTGATTGCTTCTTGTAGTGCTGAAATAGTAAGTGGAGATAATTTAGACTGGTCAATACCTTGATAGTCTGGAACACTACGAGTACCCATAACAGCTTCAGTTACGACAGTTTCACCGTCCATTACTGCTGGTGTTACTTCGTATTCCTCAGTTTGCATAGCATCTTTCTCGCCAGAGATTGCTTCTGGAACAGTATCTGATACTTCGTGTGCTAGGAAACCATCTACTGTTTTATCTGTATCAGCCTTGAAGTTGAATCTACTTGGTTTCAAGTCTTTCAGTCTATCAATAGAGCCAGTCATCGGTACTACGTTTTCTTTTAATCGGTAGTCTGATGAGGTTAAGTATGATGTGGAATTACCTGATGTTGTAATATACCCACATACACCGTTGCCATTAACCCATTTGGCTTTATAATCTGTGCCTGTTGTTGTTGAACTAATTGATATTTGAGGTGATGTTGTACTATAAACAAGCCTAATTCCAGCAGTAACTCCCCCGTTATCATAATTACTTATTTCAACATTACCACCATTCTCAATAGTCATAGCAGTAGTCCAAGTAATAGCTGAGTCTGCTGTGCCTGATGGCGCTACACTAAAATCAATCTTACCTGTGTTTGTTAGTCTTACCCTAGATGGCTGCACTGAACTATCTATATAATACTGAGGTGCGCCTGTTGCAGTGGAAGCGTACACATTGTGGGTTAGTGTTGTCTGCCCGTCGTATGCTAAAGCTGCTCTACCGCCTACCTGTAAGGCTTGGTATGAGTTGTGCCAAGTTTCTGGAGCAACACTAATACCAACAGTTTCATCTGCTCCAATAGTAATAACTGTACTCGTAGCGTTATCATCAATACCTGTTGAGGTGAAGCCTGCTGTAGTTAAAGAGCCAGGTACAGTTATTGCACCTGCAGCACCTGTAATCCAACCACCAATATTCAACTGGTTACTAGCACTAGCTGATGGAGCGTCTATATTATAACCAATGATAATATTAGATGAACCTGTGGTGATGTTGTCACCTGCTGCTTTACCAATTGCTGTGTTGTGATAACCTGTGGTGTTATTTAATAAAGCCTTATAACCACTAGCTGTGTTTTGATAACCTGTGGTGTTAGAGTATAAAGACTGATAACCATTAGCTGTGTTGTCAGTACCTGTGGTGTTATTTAATAAAGCTTGATAACCATTAGCTGTGTTATTAAAGCCTGTGGTGTTAGAATATAAAGACCGATAACCAACAGCTGTATTATAACTTGCGGTGGTGTTGGAAGCTAGTGCAGTAGCACCCATCGCTGTATTACCAACACCTGTAGTGTTTAACTGTAAGGCTTTTCTACCAGAAGCTGCATTCCCGCCGCCTGTGGTGTTAGCTCCTAGAGAGTTATATCCTATAGCAGAGTTTTCAGCTCCAGTTGTATTAGCATCTAAAGCTCCTTTTCCAACTGCTACATTTTCAGTACCTGTAGTGTTAGCTAACAAAGCACTTGAACCAACTGCTGTATTGTCAGAACCTGTAGTGTTAGCTGTTAAAGTCGCATAGCCAACAGCAACATTATTTGCGCCAGAAGTAACAGCAGTCAAAGCATTATCACCAACACCTACATTATAATCACCAGTAGTAATACTATCTACCGCACCTGTGCCTAGTCCTAGGTTAGATGTGGCTGATACATTAATAGCTAAGCCATCAATTTTATTAGTGCCTAGCGTTATATTGCCAGTCATAGTACCACCAGCTTTAGGTAGTGCTGTACTCAGTAAGTTGGTTTGTGTAATCTTCTTAGAAACACCACCATCGTTAATTAATAATTCCTCTGAGCCAGAGGGTGTGGTTTTAGCAGTTAGTGCTGATACTTTAATTGATGACATTTGTTACTCCGTTCTTATGTATTCAGGTGATGCTGTTGTAGATGTTTCAGTTCTTATATAAACACCTCCTCCTTCTATTTCAATCTCTAATTCTTGTGATTCAGCTGGGTCATATTCTCTCCACCACTGCTTGCGATTAGCTAACATAGCAAAAGTCTTCTGTCTCTTCCAATACATTTTACCCATACCTTAATTAAAGAGTTGTCTCTTTCTATGTGAAAACTTCTGTCTATCTTCTAGACTCAATAATTCCTCTACTATCTTCTTAAACATAGGAGCATAGGTAGTCTTAACTTTAGAATCAGTTCTATTAGCTATGGTCCCTCTACTAGGTGGAGTATAAGTTCCTCTACCTTTAGCACTACTGCTAGAGTCATTAGGTGTAGTAGTAGATATATGTTTATCTTTATATGTAGTAGCCTCTAGGTGCTTACCTATTCTCTCATTATGAGCTTTTAGTTCTTCACCTTTATATGTAGGAGCCTTCCCTTCTTTACTGACAGCTTCTAGTTCTTCTTTAGGGTCCATAATATTCTCTAGCATCCCTACTAGATTATCTACTTCACTATCAGGTTGTTCATCACCAGGAAAAAATAATTGATTATCTTCTAAGTATTCTTCCATAGACATATAATTTTCATCATCATCTTTCTGATACTTATAATCTTCTTCATATTGAGCTACTATTATTCTAGACCATAGAGAACGAATCTTTTCTTTGATTCTATCTAAGTCTAATCCTGATGCACTATCTTTAAATATATCATTACTAATCATAATTCTTACCTCTAGTTTTGTTTCTGTGATTCTCCCTTAAGTTCCATTTATGTCTATCAGCACCAAATGATTTATAATCAGTACCATATTGAAAGTTAGTACAGAATGTCTGCTTAAACTTAGCCTCTCCACCACACGTAGAACATACTTGTGGTTCTTCCCTATTCTTGTAAGAAACTATTGTTTCTGTAGAGTGGTCTTCATCACACTTAAATTCGTATATAGGCATACTCTAAACCTTTTAATTAATTAAGAATAACCCCCTCAGTATCGAAGGGGTTACGTCTTAATCAACTACTAAGTAGCAGGAACTACAAATGCTAAAGCAGCATCGTTGCGTAATTCTTTAACTCCGTAGATAGTATCAGCAGTAAACAAGTCACCTAAGTATTCTTGTTTGTATTGCGTCTGAGTACGAACACCCATCTGCTCTGCAAAGACTGCGGCATCTTTGTGCATCAACATACCTACACGCTCAGTACCAGCAGCAGAACCAGCAGAACCACCACTAGCTTTAACAGTAGGGCAGTTAGTTGAGATGTATACATCAACACCGTAGATTTGACCAATCTTACCAGTCTTAATTGCATCACCATTACCGATGTACTGTTGCTCAGTGAAACGATTAATACCTAGTAAATCGTTAGCTGCTACTGGTGGAATGATTAATGCACGATTATCCATAGGAACATCAGCATTATCAAGATTCAGTAAGAACGCACGAATACCAGCATCAGTGATGTCAGCTTCATTAGTACCTGTAAAGGCAGTAGCACCTGAACCAATAAACGCAGAACCATAAGTTTTATCTGTAGTAGCACCAGACTGGAAACCTTCTGCAAGATTCATTAAGTCAGTATCTACTTGTTTAGCTAGTGCATAACCAGCATCATCAGTATAGAACTTACGCATTGAAGATAGTGCTTGAATTTCAGCGATGTCTTCAATTAGTTTAGAGTATTCATAGTGAGTAGTGATTGATACATCCACAACCTCATTAGCAGAATCAATTAATGTTACCTCAGCATCGGCAGCCTTAAGTGAAGCCGAACCTCTAGCAGGTACAGGAATGTGAATAGTATCACCTTTCTTACCTTTATGTGAAATTTTAGTCACTAAATTAGCAACTACCAAGTTTGATTTGTATGCACCGATAACTTCGTCTGACCATAGTTCAGGTATGAAGTTATTAGCAATACTGCGGGTTACCGCGGGTGAGCCTCCAAAAGCCATTTTATTTTCTCCTTAAATAGAAATATTATATATATATAGTTATGTGACCCTTCCATCTGAATAAGCCGCAAAGATTTCATTCTGTAGCGACTCATACCTGTTAGGGTCTTCCATTTTTAATCGGATTAGGTCTGCCCTTCTATAGGACTTACCGTTTCCTTTTGAACCCGAAGCACTCCTTGATTCAGTAGTAGCTGCTTTAAGCTTCGTCTGTCTATCTTCCTCTGCTGCTTGATTAACTGCTTGTGTCTTAGAGACCATAGAACGGTCTTTCCAATTATTAAGTAGCTCATTAGCTGCATCAAAATTATAGGCATCCGCTGCTTGAAATAACTGCATACGAATAGGACTACCTTGTACCCATTCTTGAAACTTATTGTCTTGAATGACATCAGTAAAGTCTGGGTGGGTTTGTTCCAGCTGTATCTTACTCGAGGCTTGTGCCTGTTGAGCTTGAAACTCCTGGAACTCCTGGAACTTAGGATGGTCTTCAATCATTTGATTAACCGCTTTATTAGGGTCTTCGAAGAAGTCTCCCATCCTATCTTCCTCTTGTGTTTCTTGTGAGGATGTTTGTTGTGGATTATTCTGATTTCTCGTCACTTCAGCTTGCAGGAAACTATCAGATAACTTTCTTAACTCACCTACTTCTTGTGCCTTTCGACCCAATTCTTTCTCTAAGTTAGTATAACTATCTACAATATCTTCTACACTCTTACCGGCAAACTTATCAGGAATTATACTAGATGTTGTATCTTCAATTTCTATATCAGAAACTTCAGAAACTTCAGATAGTTGGTCTATACTTGATACCTGTTGTTCTACTGATTCGTTTGTTATTGGTTCTTGGTGTATTACTTCTGCTGCTGGAGTTTGGGATTCAGCGTCCACTACTATATTACTCATATCTTTAGGTCTCCGTCCCATTAGGGATTATGGATTTAATTAAAATGGAGTCAGACTAAAGGCCTAATTCTTCCATCGCTACTTTAGTTGTTTCCTCTAAAGACAATATCTGTCTTAAGATTGACAACTGACCCTTGTTAAACCAAAGGTCTTTTTTAGATTCTATTGAATCTAAATTATTGTATAGTTGTTCTAGATTATTAAATTCTTCAATTAAGTCTAGCCAACCATCTTGTTCTGTTAGTGATATTCTATCGTTATAGAACTTTCTATCACTCTCTGTTATTAAAGGCGTTTGCATAATTTAGCATTGTCTCCGATTTGAGGTGCTCTATTTCAGGTATGTTTCTGACTGTCTCACTATTTACATTCTCTGTATCAGCCTGTAATTTATCTATAGAAGCTAACTCTTTCTGTAACTTAACTATCCTTTCTTGCATATCTAATTCAGTAGGTTGTTTAATACCTGCTTCAGCTGCATTCTTCATAGCTTTAGTTTGTTCTTCCTGTGCTTCAGCTAGAGTCTTCTGAATATCAGCCTCTGCTTGTTTCATCTGAAGTTCTAATTGCATCTGTTGAATTTGTTGTTGTTGTGGGTCAGGTTGCATACCCTGCATTAAAGCATTCACTACCTGGTCTCTATTGTGCATACTAGAGTTCTGGAATACAGATACTAATAGTATATTGAAAGCAGGTGAATCTTTAGGGATTGACTGTAACATAGAGACCATCTGTTGCATCTCTAACTCTTTAGCCATAATACCCATAGTAGAATAAGGTACAAACTTGTAATCTGCAACTGGGTATCTATCTACATCAAACTGAATCTTTCTCCACATAGTCTTATTAATCATAGGGATTAAGAAGGTATTTTGGAAGTTCATTAGAGTTCTCTTCTGTCTCTTAATAGATGCTGACTGCATCATAGACATACCACTAGAAGTAGCTCTGTCTGGGGCTGCTGTACTATCACTAGAACCAGTCCCCATCTGTACCATATTCTGTAGGGCTGATACTTGATTATAAGTCTGGGGGTCAGTCTGTCCTAAGGTCAGAGGCATAATAGCCTGTCTAGGGTCACCATTAGTAAGAATAGTCTTACCAGGTCTGACTTCTAGTTTGAGACCTCTAGGTAGACGAGTAGCATCTGCTGCCATCATCGGTGTAGTAGTTAGTGCTAGAGAGTCAATACGGGCTCTCATCTCAGCATCTAACGCTTTCTGAGGATTATACCCCTTCTCACATACACCTCTCCCCCAGAATTTATTAGGTACTAAGTCGTGTTGATAAGTTATGAAAGGCCTATCTTCCATCATAAATGGATTTTCTTCAGCTCTCAATATATACTTATCGTTAGCTATAGTTACGACTGCTTCTACTAATTCATCTTCATTATATTCAAAATCGTCCTTATCTACATCTTTATCTAGGAATCTTTTAGGTATCTTACCCCAATATTCACATATCTTAATTTGGTCTGAAGCATCTCTACTTATATATTCAGGGTCATAACCAACTTGAGCTACATCTACATCCCCTTCAATATCTAAATCTCTATATACCCCTCTCTCTATACCTTCATTGATGACATATCTGGGCTTGTATACTTCGTGAGCTACACCTAATGCTTCATCTATTGAGGTAGCACTGGGGTCTATTAGAAATTCTTTAGGTGATACAGGCTCTACTTTTACAGTTACAATATCATATTCCTTTAACTGTCTAGTAGTAGTCAGTGTCCCTTCGATAGGAACCTCTACAGGTTCTCTCTCTGTCTTTTCTTCGGTTATAATCTTGCCGATACCAGTACCATAGATAGCACCATTTAAGAATACTTCACATAGAGCATCTTTAACACCTGCTGCTTCTAGGTCTTCTTGTAATAACTTTCTTAGATATTCGACATCTTGGTTATCTCCATCCATAACATCATCTTGGATATCAAACCATTTACCTCTACCGAAGGTAGCTTCTTCAATCTCTGCTACTGATGACTCTACTGCTTGTTGTAATGCAGGAGCAATAATTCTAGACTTCTCTGATTGTCTACTTCTATCTTCAGATGCCCAAATACCACGCCATAGACGATAATATTCATCCCAAGATTTTAAATAATTACCATCTCTATGCTGTCTCCAAACTTCTAATCTAGTTTGTAACCAGGCAGCTAATGCTTTGTAATCATTATCATCTTCTTCAAACATAACTAATATCCACTAACTTCATCATAAGGTTCCCAATCATCTTCTAATTCAATAGTGTGCATAAAGTCTGCAACACTCACCTGGTCTATATAAGCCAAGGCATCTATAATATCATCGTGAGTACCTTTAGTAGGGAACTCAATTAACTGTGTCTCTAAATCCTTAATGTAACTAGGGTCAGGGTTAAATTTAATCTTACCGTGTTCTAACCTTCCTTGTAGTGCCCAGGTTATTCTATCTGCTTTCTTCTTACCACCGTGAGTTACATCCGTAATAGGTACCCATCTTCCATTAGCTCTCATCTCATCCTCTAAATAAGGGAGGATAGCATTCTTCAATGCACCTGCTTCGATACCTACAGTAGTGACTTCATTTTCAATAGCCGTCTGTAGAATTTTCCTAGCGGTTTCTTTAATGGACCAACGACCGTGAAGTATAGATTTAACCCACCAAGTATCACCATCGATTTTAACGAGAGCAATCGCTGTTTCATCCAACTTAGAACTTTTAATACCACGTTCTCTCTCCACTTGTTCATAACCAGCAGGGTCAACTGCCATAACATAGTTACCTTCTTTAGGTTCTTCATCTTCTAATTTAATCCAATTACTCTTAAATATACCACCTGTAAAAGAAACAAAACTAGCTTCGAACTCTTGTCTGAAGGCTTGGGTAGACATAGTATCCCTAGCTACTGCAATCTCCTCTGGGTCTAGTAGAGGGTTATCTGTAGAATTATATTGGAATGCTTCCCAGTCTTCCTTACTCTCTTTACCTGCTTCCTGCCATATATCATAGAAGTGATTCTTACCTGCGGGAGTACCGATAAATAACGCACCACCCTTGACATCTGCTAGTGTAGGTCTGATGATTTGTTCCCATACTTCTACTTTCATAGAGGCATATTCATCTAATACAACATAAGCTAGACCTACGCCCCTCAGGGTATCAGGTCTATCTGAACCTTTGAGACTAATCTTTCTACCATTAGTTAGAGTCATCGTGGCAGTATTCTCGTGAGTAGTCTCAATCAAATCTGTATCTTGTAGAAGCTCCTTGAGCATATTCCACATAATATCTTTAGCCTGTTGGAAGGTAGGACCAATATAGAATACATCCTTCTCTTCAGACTGTAGTGCCTTGATGATTAATATCCAAGCTGCTAATCTACTCTTACCGAACCTTCTTCCAGCTGAAACTACTTTAAATCTAGCTGGAGAATTAAATATCTCTAACTGTGCTGGGTGTAGTGAGACATCTAATTCCACTCTAGACTGAAGTTCCTACCTTAACGATAGTCTCCTCTAACTTAGAATCATCTATGATGACACCATCTTCATAGACCAAAGGTTTAACTTCTTCAGCCTCTATGACCTTAGCCTCTAGTCCACCTACATTGATGACTATGTTCCCTTTACCTTCAGAAGACCTTAACTCCACCGCCTTCGTAGTAGGAAGGATTCTATCCATACACATCTTTAGACAAGTCCTATCTCCATCTAAAGCCATCTCTATGACCTTCTCTACAATCTCTGGACCTTTAGTAGACATTAACTCTCTACTTAAGAGGGTAAATTTGTTTAGACTACCCTTAGGTCTCCCATTAGGATTCATAGCGTGACCCTTCTTCATCTTAGGGTTACCTTTATTTAATCTTCGTTTATCATCTGGTCTCATACTTAAGTGTCCTCTAGGTTGACAAGAAGCTGTCTAGACGTTTCTTAAGTTTTATTCCTTACTGGCAGCTGGAGGTGTTATCTCTACTGTTAAATTTAGTGAAGAAGATTAAATAAAGAGTTGTCTGAGATTAGGCTCTTCAGGGTGAATCTTTAGTAGTGCCTTTATTTGGTACTACCTATACTATTATTATACCATACTTTAGGTCAAAAGTCAATAGCTAGGGGGAAATAAAGTTTATACTTTAGTGTTACTCTTAGGTCCCTCCCCGCAGCTCCCCCTACATATAGTGTTTATCCTCTGTTCTAACACTAGATGTAGTATTTAATTATATCCCCTCCTCCCATCTTCCTCAAATGCTGCCTCATCTGTCCGTGAGTGTAAATATTATATATCTATAGTAGCTTGGGGTCCCTCCGGTGCCTTTATGCTACACACATAACACACCAGTCAAAGGGAATACACAGGCATAACACTGTTATGCGAAGGGAAGACAGGGAAGTGTGTCTATGATTATGGTTATATGACACCTATATGATCACTATATGACACTATAAGACACACATATGACACTATAAGACACACATATGACACTATAAGACACACATATGACACTATAAGACACACATATGACACTATAAGACACACATATGACACTATAAGACACACATATGACACTATAAGACACACA